GCCGCCTGCGCGTCTACCTCTTCTCGTGTAGCTACAAAAACCTGCCGTACGTCGCGCGGACCTTTTATGCCGAGAACCGCAAACCAACCATCGGCTGGCTGCACCGTACTCAAAAGGTCTACATTTTGCATTGCAAAGTCCACTGATGCGGGCAAACCCGCCAGTTGATACGTCCGCCAAAGCTCAGTCGCTGATCTTCAGGCCCGATCTCATCCACACCAGAATAGCTTCCTTGCGGTGTGGATGAGGATGCGTAAGCCCCGTGAACCAGCTATAAACGGTCTGACGAGAGACATTCAGGGTGCGCGCAACATCCACGATAGAGATATTGCGTTCTATGCACTCACGCCCAAGTTGGACGCCCAAAAGTCTCTCGTCAGCGTTCCTGACAGCTTCGGCTACCCTGATACTGTAGCCGTACATCGCTTAGTCCTCGTCGCCCCAGTCGTCGATGAGCGCAGCCAGCTTGCTGTCCTCAACCACCGTAGGTGCAACAGCTTCAGACTTCGGGTTAGGGCGTTTGATCGGTGCCGGCTCTTCTTCGATATCCGCTTCTTCCACGACAGGGATATTCTTCGGAGCTTCAGCGATCTTCGCTGGTTTCGCCGTCACACCGTCCGCTTCAGCCACGGTCAACCGCGTATACCGCTTGGTCTCGGGGTCGTTGTACACGGTATCGACAAGAGCTTCCTCTTCCGCAGTCAGGAAGCGCACTTCGCGGAAGTTCAGCGTCAGCGTATCGGCATCAAGGTCGTACGCCACGCGCGTCACCAAGGTGTCTGGAGCTTCGCCGTTGGACTTCAAGTACTTGCAGTACGACTCGAACGGATAGGTCGGCCCGCTGCTCTTACCAAACAAGGACTTGGAAGCGATGCTCAGCTGATAAACTTCACCCGAGGGATCACCTTCAGCCAGCACAGCGAGGCGGCGCTTATAGCGGCAAGCCTTATTCTTACCACGAGCGCCTGAACCTTCGACGTTCATCGGGCAAGAAGCGCAGCTGGAAGCCTGCCGGTTAGAAGCCTTGGCGTCCGGGGTCTTGCCGTCGTTTGACCAGCAATCAGGCAGTGTGGCCTTACCTTCCGGGTCGTAGTCGGCTGCGTAGTACTCGCGCGACACATCGGGGAGCATATCGACAATGATGACGTCGATCTGGTGGGGGATGGCCTTACCAATCTGCTCACCGCCCACGATACGCTTAAAGGTACCGTTGGTGTTGGTGGCAACGCGGCGCAGGCTGCTGCCGCCTCCAGCGATCTTCTCTGCCAGCCGCGAAGTACGGCGTTCCGAACGTGCGGGGACGTTGTTCTTAAGAGTAATCAAATCGGTCATGTCATTCCTCACTTGTTAGAGGGTTTACGGACGGTGATGGCGTACTTCCGATCTTCCTGCAAACCGACAGGGTGCAGGTCAGGGTTTTCGTCAAGGAACTGCCGCATGTTTGCGATGTGGATACGCTGTTCAAGCAAGAACGGTGCGTCCTGCTCCTTGATGAACTTGTACATGGACTCCCAATCGGTCGTCCAAAACCGCGACTTAATCCGTCGCGTGACGGTGCCTTCCATGGTGCGAAGGCTGTCAACATTCTGGTCGTTGCAGAGCTTAAGCAGACGTTCGCTTACCAGCTCCAGCTTGTCTTTCAGGTTAGTGATAACCTGTTTATGCTCCTCCTCTTTCTCGTCAATCGCTGCACGGATGCGACGATAAACCGATACCAGCTTGTCGGCTGGGATATCTTCGTCCATGTTTTGCTCCTTCTGGTTGGGTAACCCGTATATCGCTTACACTATACAGTGTCAACAATCTATTGGAAAATTTTCCGGTACAGGTCGATCACTCGTTCGTGGTTCGTAATGTTGCCGCGAAGCATAGTGTACAGGCGCGACTCGGCTTCGCTGCCTCGGATATGCACGATGGTCATCGCGTTCCTCTGGCCGGGGCGGTTGATACGAGCGTTGGCTTGCAGGTAGGTCTCCACCGACGTGACCGGTGCGTACCAGATGATTGTGTCTGCCGCCGTAAGGGTAAGCCCGTGGCTGGCAGCTTGAGGCTGGATGATTAAGACGTGAGGGTCTTTGGCGTTCTGGAACTGGTCAATCAGCGTCGCGCGTTTGTTTACGGATACGCTGCCACTGATAACACCGCAGGTGATTCCCTTCTTCTCCAGATGCTCCCGCAGAAGCTCTATGGTGTGGGTGAACGGCACAAAGACTAGGACTTTGTGGCTTGCTTCTTCGATGACCTCCAGCACGGCGTTCAGCCGGTTAGACACGTCGAACTCTAACACCTCGCCTTTGTCGGTGTAGACAGCGCCCCCGCTGATCTGAAGCAGCTTGTTCAATTTGACCGCTGCGTTGACGGCGCTAACCTCCTCGCCCGCAGCCTCCAGAACCATGTCGTTGTGCAGCTGCTTGTAGTATTTAGCCTGCTGGGGGGTCAGCGGCGCATCACGATCCACATAGGTAACTTCCGGCAGATCAAGGCAATCTTTCTTCTCGAACCGGATAGCCGGTTGCAGGACACGGTGAACGATCTTTGGGGCTTCGGGTTTGGGTGCCCACTTGAACTTCGTCACCGGATACATCGTGCTGAAGCGGAAGTGCGTATAATATTTCGGGGTGCCTTCCGGGTTGACCAGCTTGCCCAACCCATACGCGTCCAGTGGAGATTGTGCTGCTGGCGTACCAGTAAGCATCCACAAGCGTGGGTCTGTGTGCTTCAGTATTTTGTGCAGAAGTTTCCAGCGGTTGGTGGTGGCCGTTTTATATGCCGACGCCTCGTCCACGACGATCAGGTCAAACCCGCCCGCCATGATCTCGTCGAGCACGGTGGCCACACCGTCAAAGTTGATGACGACGAACTCGGACCCGGCTTGGATAATCTTGCTCCGCTGCTTCGCAGCCCCATGCGCCACGCTGCACGACCGGTGCATAGCAAACTTGAACAGGTCTTGCTGCCATGCGGACTTCATGATGGATAGCGGGCACAGCACAAGGACGCGCTTCACGAGCCCCTTCTTCATCAGGTAGTCAGCGGCCCAGATAACGCTGGCCGTCTTACCCGTACCCTGCTCGTTGAAGCAGAACGCGCGCTTGCGCAGCGACAAGAAAGACGCTGTGGTCTTCTGGTGCTCGAACGGCGTGAGCTTACCTGTCCATCGGTAGTCACGCAATATGGGCGACGGAGGGTCAAACCCCAGTGCTGCCAGCTTCTCGGCTTCCCCGTGGCCCCAGCTCACCAACACACCGTTGCGGGTGTGGGCGCTCTTTGTTACTACAGATGTAATGACAGACGGGTCATCGGCGCTGACAAGCAGCGCTTTGTTATCAATAATTTGCACTAGTTTGCTCCTAGCTGGTTACTTCTTGCGCTTACGTTCGCGCGCGCTGGTCTCCGATACAAGGTTGCCTTTGTTGTCCCGCTTGAACGAGCGGTTAGCCTCCCGATTTTCCACCCGGAACCCATCACTGCTGCTGCCGCCCTTGTCGAGCGCTTTGATATGAGCAACGTCCTTGCCATCGCCCTTCGTAACCTTACCGGCCTTCATCAGCTTGGCGCGGGCGGCGTTGCGGGCAGCGCGGTTCTTTTTCTGCTCGGGGGTGCCTTGGTACTTATCGTACTCGTCGCGGTAGTCACGCACTTTTCTGGGCATCTCCGATCTCCTTTGCATCGAAGTACGGGGCCATCATCGTGACGGTATCCCCTGTGGCAAGTGACTTTGCTTCTACCACATCCCCCACGGTACCAACAGGCCGCACTAGGATGTAGAGGTAGCCGTGCGCGTCAGCCCGCGACTGGTGGTAGTTGTCAAGGCTTGCCTTCAGGCTCAGAAGTTGCATCAGCGCCTCCGTGGCCGCCAATGTTCGCAGGTTTGAACCGGACACCATCCACATAGCGCGCTAGACTTAGCGTTCCACACACCGTTGTTCATTGCGTCTGACAGGCTTTCCAGTTGGTCGTCAAATACGCTCATATAGGTAGCCAAGTTCTCCCGTTGGTGGGTCTTCCTCGGCATCTCCTGACTGACAACGTACAGCAGTGCGGAGTTGATGGTCTCCACCTTGGGGAAGTGGATGAATACCGCACCGGCCAGCAGGTCCAGCTGCTTCATATCGGCGTACTTGGCGTTCTTGCCGGTCTTGTAGTCCACCAACCACGCCTTGCTGCCGTTCACGATGAGCAAGTCAGCGATGCCCCGGTACCAGACGTCCTTGTCGAAAAAGCCACAGGGCTTCATGTCGCTCGTTACGCCTATCTTGATCTCGGCGTATTTGGTGCCCTGCTTCTTCGCCAATGGCTCCACGATGGGGCGCATAAATGCGAACTTTTCAGGGATGGGTGTCCCCTTCGTGATAAACAACTCAGCCGCTTCGTGGACGGCGGTCCCATAGTCAGCAGCTTCCCCCGGCTCGTCCTTGACGTCCTTGACCACCTTCAGATGGAAGTACTTCTTCGGACACTGGTCGAAGGTTTTGATGCTGCTATAGGACCACGCTGTCATTATTTTTTGGCTTTCGTAAAACGACCTTTGCCGTCACGTGTATCATTCTTACTGGCTTCGGCCAACGCCTTCTCTAAGCCAATGGTTCGTTCGTGAAGCTTTGCAAATGCCTCCTTGAGTTCTCCCAAATCAAACTCAATCAGGTCAAGCTCTCGCTCGTTTTCTTTCTTGGTAAACTCAAGCTCTTCGATATGCTTCGTTAGCCTGATGTAGGTCTGCTCAGCCGCAGCCAGCTTCGCCTTCAGTTCGTCGATTTCACCCCACGGGTTGTACCAAGCCATAACCTCTCTCCTTACCTTGCGTTGCCTTGGAGCCGGTCTGAGACCAGCTTTGCATAGCCAGCGATGTCGATCCAGCTATCTAGGTGCGACGGGTTACCCGTCAAAATACGACCGATCTTCGTGACAATCATATCAAGAGCTTGAAGCTGGTCTGGGTATAGCTGCGTATCCTCACGCACCATCGCATTGTGGATCACCTGCTTGAGCTTGATGGCGATGTCGGCGTTACGCATGAAGGTACCGTATTGCTCGGCCCGCTTGTCGAGGATTTTCTCAAGCTGCTCTGGCTTATCCACAACTGGCGCTGGCTCTGGCGTCGGTTCCGCCTGCACTTTCGCTAGCATACTCTTACGGATGTTCCATGCGTGGCCGTAGTTTATGTTTGATATCCTTGCAACTTCGGCGGTGCTGTGACCGTCCTCAAACAACTTGCGCGCGTGGTCGCTCTTAGTCTTCGTAATCTTCTTCATTTGCTTGCTCCTACTTCAGGTTGCCACCGGACTTTAGAATGTCACCATCATAGGTGTACGTGCCGGTGTGGGTCAGACGGATGAACGGGTGGGCGTGGATTTTGCCGCCGTGCTTCCGCCAAAGTTCGCAAAAGTGAT